ATTGAAAATGGGGAATCAACCTCGCTGGACGATGCGAGCCGGGCGGCTGTGAACCTGAGCGCCCCTCCGAAGACATTCGGCTTTTCAATGATCGGAGACAGCCGCACGGCGGATCTGTTTACAGGCATTGGTGGCACCAACGCACGTAACTGGTTCAACTGGGCGTGCGCGTATTACAGGCAAACACCCCAGCTTGTTGCCGGGTATGGCGCAACGGCCAAGCGTACAGACCAATACCTGACAAACGGCAACTTTGAAAAAGCTCTAGCTGATGGTGCGAAGTGGTTGATCTTTGGTCTGCCTTGCTACAATGACATTAACCAGTCGAATTCCGGCTACACGGACACGTTTGGTCGCAACATCACAGTTAGCAACGTTGCGACGTATGCGGTCGACAACATCATCATTTATGCAAAACGTGCGGTAGCGTCGGGCAAATCTGTGATCATGTTGACGGAGCCGGGTGGCGGAGCGTTAGCGACAGCCGCACAAGTGGCTGCAGTTCACGAGTTCAACCGCCTGATCAAAGAGCGGTTTCTGGAAGTGCCAGGAGCGATCCTGTACGACCCTTGCCCGGTAATTTGGAATCCAATGTTCAGCGCAACTGCGATTGCGTTCAAGACGAATTACACATCAGACGGCATTCACCTTCAGCAAGAGGGGGCGCGTGCAGTTGGAAAGGATTTTGCAACCAACGTTCTGCCAACGATCTTGCCAAAGCTGGACACTGCCCCGGCTAACCTTTCTGATTCTGTCGCCAATGGCACAAACCAGCTTTATCGAAATCCGTTGTTCAGCACTCTGACGGGTGGCACAAACGGCGGCAACTTCACACTCACCAGCGGCACGATTCCGGCAAACATGACCATTTCCGGCACGGCTGCTGGTTTGCTTTCTTTGGTCATCACATCTGCTGCAAACGCAAACGGTTATGGCAACGATGTCACGTTCGCGTTCACATCAACAGGTGTAGTCAGTGGACGGATTGATTTGGATCTGACTACCACAGACTGGGACCTGACCGACTACCTAGAAGGCCGAATTGAGATCGACGTTGCATCTGGTGGCACAGGCGGCATCAACGGTGTTTACGCTGAAACGATGATCGTTACCAACTTGGGATCGCTTGACTATTGGGCAAACAACGCAAGTGCTGCGGGTCCAATGTCTACCGCTGGGGACACACTGGTTCTGCGAACACGTCGCGGCCTACCGTACATCGGAAGCTCGTCAAAAACGTCTGCGAAGCTGCGGGTATGGGTTACATTCGGGGCCGCTGGCACGCAGACCATCACGCTGCGCCGCCCTGGCGTTTATCGCTACTAACCCATGCCAACCAAAACCCAAGAGCAGCAGGATCGGTTTTGAATGCGCCGCAAATACCTCCGCTTTGAACAGTTGGAGGTGTTTCGGCCAATGATCTCCCAGCCAATAACAGAAATAACCAAACTCAACCCCGCTTCGGCGGGTTTTTTCATTTCAAACGGGGTCGAATTGTTTTGCCTCCCGAACACTTCCCACATCTGTAAGGCCGTTATCACCCCGCCATGGGTATTGGCACGGCTTATCAGGATTTCCGCACCCAACGCGATATGTGGAGTGAAGCGTGAGCAACGAACTTGATTTGACAAATTTGAACAGCCCCGAGGATCTGCAAAAGGTTTTCGATCAGATCTCAGCCGGTGAACACCAGTCTGTGATTGAACAGCCAGAGCAGGCGCCAACGACTGAACAAGTCAAACCAAAGGACGAGCCGGCGCAAGATACCCGACAGCAGGCCGAGCAAGGCCAGGCCGACACCGAAGACGGTGCAGCAGGGGTCGCAACCAAGGATGGGAAACACGTTATCCCTTACTCGGTTCTGACCAACGCACGCGAACGAGCAACCCGAGCAGAGCAAATCGCCCGTGAAGCCCAAGAGCGTGCCGAAGCACTCGAAGCGCAGTTGAAGTCTGGCAGTCAAGGGGCGAAAGATGGTGAGAGCGCCCGCACCGAGCAAACGCCAGCAGAGCTAGACATCCCTCAAGAAGACCTCGAGGCATTGAAGACTGACTTCCCAACGGTCTACAAGGCGGTGATGGCGTCAATGGCGGCAGCCAAGGCGCTCGAAGCCCAGTTGAAACCCGTTGCTGAATCTGTCCAGACTCAAGAAGCAGAGCGGGCACGCTCGGCCACTGAGTCAGTTCAGGAAGCAATCGACTCGATCCCGAAATTGGCATTCATCCAGGCTACCGACAAGCAAACGTTTGAACTGGCCAAGCAGTTCGACGCAACCTTGCGAGCACAACCAGCCTGGGCGAACAAATCGCTCTCTGATCGATTTGCCAAGGTCACTGAAATGGTGGAAAGCGCAGTCGGTGAGATCAAGTTGCCAGCGAGCAAACAACCTTCACTGAGCGCCGAGGAACTGTCCAAGGCAGCCCGTGAAAAGGCAGCCAAGGCGGCCAAGGACTCAAGCACCAACGTGCCCACGTCTTTGTCCGAGTTCCCGGCAGGTCAGGCGGCAGCAGAAAGCGAAGTCCAGGCGGTTGAGCAAATGACGCACGACCAACTGGCAACCAAGTTCGCAAAGATGTCGCCCGAACAAATGGATGCGTATTTCAAAACTCTCTGATAAGGACAAGCCATGTCTACCAACATCCCAATTGGTTCCCCACTGGCCCGAAAGGTCTTCTCCGTAGGCCTGTTCAGCCGTGTTCAACACGCCCCTGGCTTCATGAACTTGCTGGCCGGTGAAATGCCAGACCAAGGCACGTTCGCAGCCAAGGCCAAGGGCCAAACCTCTCCTGACTACCCAATCGTCAAGGCTGGTGATCTGGCCAAGGGCGCCGGCGACTCGGTCAGCATCGACCTGTTCAACATCTTGCAAGGCAAGCCAGTGATGGGCGACAAGCGCATCGGCGGCCGCATGATGCAGTTGACCTCGTCCAGCATGGACGTGCGTATCGATCAGGTCCGTGGTGGCGCTGACTCCGGTGGTCGCATGACCCAAAAGCGCACCGTGCACAACCTGCGCAACATTTCCATGGCTGGCCTGCAAGCCTGGATGCAACGTCTGGAAGACCAAACTTCGTTGGTTCATCTGGCCGGCGCACGCGGTACCCAAGCTACCGCTGACTGGGTTGTTCCATTCCAGTCTGACACCGACTTTGCGGAAATCATGGTGAACACCGTCAAGGCGCCAACCAAGAACCGTTACTTCGCTGCCAACGATGCGACAACCCCCGCAGACATCGGTACCAACGACGCTCTGACCCTGCAAGACATCGACCGTATCGTGACCCAGTTGCGCGAATCCCCTGTGGTTCTGCAATCGGTCAAGATCAAGGGCGACGACCGCGCCTGGAACGATCCTCTGTGGGTGATGTTCGTCACTGAACGTCAATGGCTGTACCTGCAAAGCCGTACCAGCCAAACCCAATGGCGCCAAGCTGTGACCAACGCCTTCGAGCGTAAGTCTGGCGGCCTCAAGCACCCACTGTTTGATGCCTACGAAACGATCATGTGGAACGGTGTGCTGATTAAGCGCATGAACCGCTATGCCATCCGTTTCGCAACTGGCGACAACGTGGTCATGGACACTGGTGGTGGCGACGGCTTGACCTACACCGAAAGCACCGTGCAGACAACCCAACCGGTTGACCGCGCGATCATCGTCGGTGCTCAGGCTTTGGCCAAGGCCTACGGTAAGTCCAAGTCGGACTACTTCTACGACTGGTCCGAGGAAGAAGTCGACCACAAGAACAGCGTGGAAACCGTTTGCGCAGCCATGGGTGGTACCGCCAAGATCCGCTTCAAGATCGACGGCGCAGATACCGACTTCGGTGTGGCCGTGGTGGACAGCTACGCACCAGACCCCGCAACAGCCGCCGGCCGTACTCTGCTGGGCTCGTGATTGAGAAAAACTCAATCTGACGTTTAACAAGGGGCTTCGGCCCCTTCTTGAGAGAGGAAATCTCAATGGCTACCATCAACGCCCCATCGATTCAGGACATTCAGTACAGCGGCGATTGCCCCTTTGCTCCTGCCCATAGCTCCATCACATTGGCAGCACAACCCAGCGGTGACAAGGTTCGCTTGTTCAAGCTGTACGCCGGTACCAAGATTCACGACTTGAAGATGGTCAACGCCGCATTGGGCGGCAGTACCACCGTCGCGTTGGGTTTCGAGTACGTCAACGGCGAAGCTGGC